AGATTCCTCTACGTCTCGTGGGCTCGGAGATGTGTATAAGAGACAGAAACATTACAATGAGTCTGAAAAAGCTATAGCCCTACTTCCTGGAGATAGAATATATGCTAAGGGACTTGAGGTAGCAGTACCAAACTACCAAAAAGTGAATTATAATGCAAAAGGCGTGGATATTCTACAATTTCCAGTGCTTTGTGTTGATAGTGTTGTTGACTCAAATAACAAAAGATATAAGCAAGGCGTAGATTTTAAGATTACAAAAGATGGCAATATAAAGTGGATAAAAGGCAAAAATAACCCTGGTATTGATCCAGATACAGGTAAGGGCAGGGTTTACGGAATTAGGTACACTTATAGTGCCTTTTGGTATATTCAGAGACTTATTAATGAGATCAGAATTACCAACAAAGGGACTAATAAAGAGCCTACAAGAATGCCTTACCACGCTGTTATACAAAGAGAATATGTCTACCATAATGTTCTTAGAAATAACCCTGAGAACAAAGTAGAAGGAAAAGAGAATAAAAGGACTGGACCTGAGCCAGTAGAGTCTATAGATCCTAATAAGTATGAGGTGAAAGTAGATATAAGAGACTTTAACTAACAATCTTTAATATATTAAGGAGACATAAAAATGGCAAAATCACCACAAAGACCAACTAGAAATACAGGTTTTAAAAGACAACCTGATCTTGGTCAGTTACACGTCAATAAGTACAATGAGGCTGCTGGAGCTGATAAGGTAATTATTGTAAAACCAGCTCTTGAAAAAGCTGTTTCTGCTGACGAGCAGGTAGGACCAGGTAGGCTTTTAATGCTTACTGCTGCTGGACCATATGATTTAAAGTGTTTAGGTAGGGATTACGATGCTGGAAAGACATACAATCTAGGTGATTTGGTTGTGCAAGCTGACAAAGTATATCAAGCCAACCAAGACGCTGTAACTGGTGCATTTGACGCTCAATTCTGGAAAGCTGTAGCTGACGCTACTATTACTGGTATTCCTGCTGCTGTAGGTGATGTAGTGGCTACTGGTAGATATCACAACGCTATTAGTGTTGCCAGCCTTTTAGTTGAAGAAGACAGTAAAATTGATTGGCGTTCACAAAGAGACTAAACAATGAATGATAAGCAGGTAGATTTAGTAAAAAATCTGCTGGGCGAAAAGTTCTTTGAAGATCTAGAAAAAATGGAGATTCAAAAGCTTAATACCAGAACAATGGTTAGCCCAGAAGAAATAAAGATAGCACTGCAAATAGTGCCAAGATCTATTCTGTCTTTTCTTTTCTCTAATCTCAAAGACAAGAAAGAAGGAGAAAATATAGAGTTAGTTCTTCCATTTGAAAATGCAACTATGTTGTTAAATAAAATGGGTGCTGATAACTATAATGGTGAGATTGTCCAACAAGGAAAGAGAATCTGTAATTTTCACAACAGATCCCTACCATCACTAGGATTACTACTTTTAACTACTTTTGAATTATACGATACTTCAATGTTAGATGAAATTAAACATTGTAAGGATGATAAATCAGAAACGCTTCAAATGCTTATCGACCAAAGAATGATGATGACATCGTTGATTTCTGAAGTTGTAGACAAAAAAATGGCTGAAAGAGAAGCTATAGATAGAATGGTTAAGCAGAGAATGTTTAACGAGATGATCATGATGGATATAAAAAGGGATAGAGATATGGAGCAATCCGACAAAAAGAGCAAGTTAAAGCAGTTTCTTGAGAGTAGAGAACAAAAAAGACAAGAGCCAGTAGAGCTAGATAAATCTGAAATTAATTGCCCAGACTGTGGAACTACTATATATAAAGGCGAAAACCATGTAAAGCTTTGTATTTGCTATGGTGATCAAATGGGAAAAGAAATTAAAATTCAAAAAGCAGATAATGGAAAAGTTAAATTAAAATTTCCAAAAAGCTTTGATATAGAAAATATTGAAATGTTACTTGATGCATTAAAAAATAAATAATTGGAGAATATTATGGAAGCTTACATAGCTATAAATGGAGATGATGTTGGCGAAAAGATTGGTCAAGCAATTGCTAGTGATGATCATGAGTCTTTGGCAGGTGTGACTGGTTCTATTAGCAATGGGCTTTCTATATGTAAGGATTGGGCTGAAAAAAGCGGTGGCGAAGTATTGTCTTCTTCTGGAGATGAATGTCTATTAAAAGTGCCTGCTGAAGCTATGGATCAACTTGAAGAAGTAAAAGCAGCCTGTGAAAAAGAATGTGGACACACTATGACTGTTGGTGTTGGTGAGTCTATGTCAGAAGCTGCTAAAGCTTTAATTTATGGAAAAATGAATGGTAAGGATCAAGTTGTTCAATATGATCCAAGTATTGATGCTAAACTATCTGACGATGAAATGGAAGAAGTAGATGAAATGTCAGATGAAGAAATGCCTGAAGATACAGAAGAAATTGATGTACCTGCTGACGAAGTAGATGGCGACTATGGATCTGAAGAAATGAAAGACGCTCAACCTGAGCATGAAGAAGACATGGGTGAGGAAGAAGAATTTATCCATGACGCTCAGGAAAACAGAGCCGATGAACTCGATGAGGATAACATCGAAGCTGATGAAGAGCCTGAAGAAAGTGAAGAGGGTTACGAAGAAGAGTATGACGAAGAAGATCTTGAAGATAGGGGTTACGAAGAAGAAGAACAACCAGAAGGTCTAGATGGCAAATATGACGGTGAAGAAGAAGCCCCAATAGAAGATGAATATGAAGAAGCTGAAGAAGCCTTAGAAGAAGATGCTATAGAAGAAGACATGGAAGCTCCAGAAGAAGAAGAGTATGATCACAATGATATGCTTGAAGATATGATGGATGCTAACATGGAAGAAGATGAAATGGACGAGGAAGCTCCAGAAGAGCCGCCTACGGATGCGCCTGAAGAAGAGCTTCAAAATCCACAAATGATGGAAGAAGATGACGATAGCGCATTGAAAGAAGATATTTTTCACGCACTTCAGGTATTTAAGCAAAATAAAGAAATGTTAGAGCAAACTGCTGAGGCAAACCCTGTGATGTATCAAGCTACTATGGGTATGCTTAGGTCTATGATTGCTATGGCACATAAACTTGGTTACTCAGAAATGGGTGGTGATGATGTAGACCAACCAATGCCAGGCGACGATGAAGAAGCCATGATGATGAGGCGAATGGGTAAGTCTGAAAAGTTCAAGGGTAAAAAAGAAAAAAAGTAAAAAGGCAGGCTCTTGAGAAAAAAGACCCTAAGAGTCTGCCAGATAAAGCCACAAGACATATACCTAAAAGACAAGAGCCAATCGGTGCTCAAAAGAAAGGTAAGGTAAAAGTTCTTGATGGCGACACTCAAAAAGTTAGGTGGAGACAGGGTACTAAAGGTTTTCTTCGTGACTACGATGGAGATCCAATTGCTCAAAACCACACAGCTAGAAACGCAGAGATAAAGGTTACGCACAGTCCAAGAATGGGCTATAAGCGTAAATCCCACAAACCGCACATGGGAGGTAGGGAAGGAGCCTACTCCGATGAGTGATCTTAGATTTGAGATAGATGCAGAAGCTGTTTCAAAACAATTCAATGATTTAGCTAAACAAGTTGAACAAGACATCAAAAAAGGTGTTGCTGGACTTGCTGAGGCTACCCACACAAAAACAATGGAATTAGCTAAGGAAACATTTGGAGGAGGCTCCTTAGAGGATATCTATGTCAAAAATTTAGATTGGCAACAAATAGATGAAAATATGTCTGTTGTAACCTTATATGAGCCAGCCATGTGGATTGAAGAAGGTAGAAAATCTGGCTTTATGGATGAACTTTTAAATGGCAAGTCTGGCAAGATTTCTAAAGATGGTAAAAGATATGCTGTAATTCCATTTAAACATGCCGAGTCTACAGGCGGTGTAGATACTACCCAACAACCATACAGACAGTCAAAAAAAGCTCGTGAACTGGCTGGTCAAATAAAGGATGCGCTTAAAAAAGAAGGCGTAGACCCAAAGAAAATAGAATACAATCAGGACGGTAGCCCTAGAGTTGGTAGGCTGCATAGTTTTAACTTTAAAAGCGCAAGATTAAAAGAAAGCCATAAAAACTCTCCAATGGAAGGCGTAAGCGTATATCAAACTAAACAAAAAGATGGAAGTATTAGGCGAGATGTAATGACATTTCGTATTATACATGAGGATCATAAAGAAGAGGGTAAATGGAGCCATCCAGGTAGACAGCCTGAAAAGCTTATGGACAAGGCTTTTGAATGGGCTATGGAATACTGGGAAAGAGAAATGCTCCCAGCAATATTGAGTAAGTATGAATAATCAAAACGCAATAGATATAATGATATTTTTTCAAATAATCAGCTTTTTTATGATTTATTTTGAAAGACATTATATAAAAGAGAATTGGAATAAAATACCTAAAAGAGCGTTGTATAGTAGGATTTTTTTCGTTTTTTTACCTACTTTTGTAATATTATCAATACTTTACAGACCACTGTAAGCAAAAAGGACAATCTTTAAGTTATGAGTGATTTTGGCGATACAAACGGAATTTTTCAGGGAGACCTTATTATTAAGGCTGCTATAGAGCTGTCTCTTGAAGATATGCGTAAAAATAGCTGGGTCATTGACGATGTATTTTCTTCTCTCATAGAAAATCCAATTCTTAAAGATAGATATGGACTTAAGGAAGTCAGCAAAGCTCGTGAATTTATAATGAACAATGATATCCCTATTTATATGAAAAATAGACTAGATAAACAAGAATTTCCATGTATTACAATATCTATTGGTGAGTCTAGAGAAGATGAAAGCCTAGCTACTTTAGGTGATACTTCTGTATGTGTTGAAGATTATATGCCAATGGATATTGGTAAGCCTATTAAGTATTTAGTCCCTCCTTTTAATGTAGTTTCATATGATAGAAACACTGGTATTGTAGAGATTCCAGAAAATGTAGAAGAATATAAATATATTGATCAGGGTATGATAGCCGTAGATCCAGAGACTGGTAATGGTTTTCTAATTAGAGGAAAGGCTGGAACGAATGGATTTCAAATCGCTTCAGGTTCTGATCTTCCAGGCGGTCAACTTGCTATTATCCCACAATACGCTATGTACAGAGCTAGAAGGGAAAGAGCTATATCTCAAGAGGTGTACAACATTGGATGTCACGTTGAAGGTGATCCATCTACAGTTATATTTCTACATTCTGTAGTAAAATACGCACTTTACAGGTATAGAGAGGGATTGCTTGAATATCAAAACTTTCAACTATCCAGAATAAGCTCTACTGACATGATTAAGAATCAGGCTTTTGATGTGGAGAATGTATATTCTAGATTTATCACGCTTCGTGGTCAAGTTGAAGAATCTTGGGTTAAGTCTCCAAAAAGATTTATTGAAGCTATTGACATTATTGACAGGCAGGGTGATGATTCTAATGAATTTCTTAAACCAGGTCTTAAAGTATTGGCTAATGAAGACGCTCCACCAGAGTATGACAATGAATGTAGTCCTTGGACTACTATAGATAGTGATGAATAATTGCAATCTTTAAATTAGTAGGAATATTAAGATATGACGCAAAAAACTGAACAAAAACAAGACTTTACAATGACTAGAGAGCAATTCGTAGAAGAGCTGGCTAAGTCAATGTATAAAGCTGTTCAGGCTAGACTCAACCAAAAAGACGATGTTAAGGAGATTGTAGACGATATTTTAGACCCCAATATGGAAGCTGAAGTAGATCCAGATGAGGTTGAAAGTAATAAAAGAGTTAATATAACAAGGAAAAGCGAGCATAAGCACTCAAAATCACATAAAGGTGTACATAAGCTTAAAAAGTATATAAAGCGTAAAGGGTAACAAATAGTAATCTTTAATATAGCTAGAATGAGGAAATAAAAATGGACAACAAAAAACAATACACTCCAGAGGAAGCAGCTCGCAAGGTGTTAGAGCACGTTGAAAAGCTTTATAAATCGAGTATGTTATATAAAACCAATACTGCTCATGAAGTGGAAGCAGGCTCTGAGCCTATGGATAATGGTGCTGAATGCCCACCTTCACTAGCTGCACAGGGAGAGTCATCTTCTGAAAGCCCTAAAAGTTTTAAAGAAAGTTCAAAAGAAGATATGGGAGAGGATGAAGAAAAAAAGAAAAAGAAGAAAAAAGAAGACGAAGAAGAAGAGGATTACCAAGAAGAAGCTGAAGAGGAAAAAGAAGAGTATAAAGAAGATAAAGATAAAGTAATTTCTGATGTATCTAAAGATAAGAAACCTTTTGAAAAGTCTGAAAAAATTAAAAAGAAAGACAGATGTTGGGAGGGTTATGAACCAACGCCTGGTAAAAAACCTTATTCAGAAGGATCTTGTAGAAAAGAAACTAAAAAGAGCATGGATCAAGGTCAAGCTCACACTATGATGAAAAGCAAGTACAGCGTAGATGAAGCTGTTAGTCACATTATGGGTGATAAGAAAGTTGATGAAGTAATGGAACATATGTCTCCAGAAGATAGAAAGAAAGTTTTAGCTGGATTGCGTAGTAAAGATGCCAAGAAAGCTGAAATGTGCAAAGGCTACATGATGAAGTGTGGCGAGATGAAGAAAAAAGAAGATAAAAAAGAAAAAATGAAAATTGATCTTAAGAAAAAACCAAAAAATCTTAAGGAATTTTTAAAGAAAAAGAAAATGAAAAAATGTGGGGATATGAAGATGGGCAAAAATATGGCTCCTGCAGATGCTCCACAAGATAAGCAGGGTAAGATGAAACAACAAGAAGCTCAAGAGCCACAAGATGGTTCTAGCAAAATGGGGTATTAATTATGGCTGCTACTAAAAAGAAAAAAGAACTTACACCAAGAGAACAAAGACTTGCTATTGCTGAAGCTGCTAAAAAGGCATCTCCAGAAGTAGAAGAAAAACACAAAAGAGAATCTTTTAGAAAGTATTTTGTTCAATTGAAGCGCAAACTAGGTCTTGATCCAGAACTTGAAAATATAATTTGGTTACATTTTAAGTCTGCTGGATTTGACGAAAAAGAAAAGTTTGATGACGGTATCAGACACTTTGGCTACAAATTATGAATAAATACAGAAAGCTTAAATTAGAGTATTATAAGGAGAAAGGATCATGGCTCAACGTATAACAACGAGTTTTGTCAACACTAATAGACCTGGAGCTTACTTCGATGTAAGAGTTAAGTCTACTCCAGTTGGTGTCGCTATCTCAGGGAACCTGATTATCATGGGTGAAGCTGACGGTGGGGCGGCTGCGAGTTCAATCGACTCTGCTCAAGGAGATGTTCTAAAGGATAATTTTTTTACACCTGATCAGGCTGATAGGGTAGCTGCTAAGTACGTTAGCGGTCCAATCGTAGATGCTTTTAACGCATTGTCTTCTCCTAGTTCAGATGCTAATATCACTGGTGCTGCAAATAGAATTTACATTTTAAAAACAAACAAATCTACTAAAGCTTCTAAAGCTGTTGCTCCTTCATACGGAACATTTTCTGATAGAAACTTTGGTGTTAATGGTAACAAGTACGCTTTTCAAATCTCCCAATCACTAGAAGAAGCTGCTCCTGAAATTAGCTCTGGCGTAATTCCTGCGTTTGGTGCTACTCTTGATGGTCTTTCATTTACAATTAGGCTAAATGGTGGTGCTGAAAGCATTATTACTCTTGGAACAGGTAGTGGACACGATGATAGAGATGAACTTGTGACTGAACTTGATGGTCTACTTCCTTCTGGAATGAGTTGTGAAGCTGGAACTGCTGCTGATACTATTAAGATTAAAGTAGATGCTGATGCTGCTGCTAACTCTAAGGGATGGGGTAAATCATTTGAATTAATTGACTCTACTTCTGGTGATCTTGCTGCTCTTAACTTAAATGCTGGTCTTTATGATTCAGCTCAAGAGCCTGAAGTACAAGTAGATATTACAAGACAAGATACTGGAACTAATGAGTCTTTCTTAGTAGACTCTGATATTGCACTAGAAATTGGATACGAAGGTACTACTGGCAGTGTTTCTATCACTGACAGTCAACTTACTACTACAGTTACTGGTGGATCTGGTGCTAACCTTTCTATTAACCTTGAAGAATACACTACTCTTTCTGACCTAGCTGATTTTATTGATTCTCAAACAGGATACTCTGCGGCTGTAGCTGCTGCAACACAAAGTTCTCCTGCTGCTCTTGATAACACTACTGCTGGTATTGCTTCTACTGCTGCTGATCTAAGACCAGGTAGAATTAAAAGAGCTGCTGCTAGATTTGTTTCTAGAATGGAGGAAAGTGCTGTTTTAGAATTTAAACTTGATGCTTCTGAAGGTCTTCCAGATGTAAGAAGCAGAAGTTTTCTAGAAGGCGGTGCAAAAGGTTCTTCAAGTGCTGCTAACATTATTGACGGTATCGCTGAAATGGAAAGTGTACAAGCTAACTTTATAGTACCTCTTTTTTCAAGAGATGCTACTGAAGATATTGCTGATGGCTTAACAGACAGCTCATCTACATATACAATTGATGCTGTAAATGCTGCTGTTAAATCTCATGTCCTCAAGATGAGTACACCTAAAATTAAAAGACATAGAACTGCGTTCTTAAGTTTTAATGGATCTTATGCAGACGCTAAGCAAAAAGCTGGATCTCTTGCTAACGCTAGAGTATCGCTATGTATGCAAAAAACAAGTCAAGTAAACAGCTTAGGTCAAGTAGTTAATTACCAACCTTGGCATACTGCTTGTATTGCTGCTGGTATGCAAGCTGCTGGTTTCTATAAAGCAATCGTTAATAAGTTTGCTAACGTAATCGCATTTACTGACCCAGTTGGGTTTGATTCTGGGTCTCCAGGAGATATTGAAGATGCACTAGATGCTGGACTTCTTTTCATGGAAAAAGCTGTTGTAGGATCTAAGTGGGTGTCTGACCAAACAACTTATGGAATTGATACTAACTTTGTATTTAACTCTGTTCAGGCTATGTACAACGTAGACTTAATTTCTCTAGACCTTGCTGAAAGTCTTCAGAGAGCGTTTGTTGGTCAATCTCTTGCAGATGTTGATTCTTCTACTGCGATCTCTTTTATCGCTTCTAAGATGGATGCATTTAAGAAACAAAAGCTAATTGCTTCTTCTGATGATGCTCCTCTAGGATTTAAGAACGCTAAAGTAAGCATTAACGGACCTATCATGGAAGTTAGTGTAGAAATTAAGCCAGCTACTGCAATCTTGTTTATCCCGATCACCATCGAGGTATCACAAGTTCAGAACTCAGCAAGTTTATAATAAAGTAATAAGGAGATATAGCAATGGTAGCTAAAGTATTTACAGGCGCACGAGCAAAACTTTACGTTGACGATGTTCTCGTAGGGCTATTTGATAGCTGCACATACGCAGTAAACATTGGTGCAGAGCCAATTCACATTCTTGGTAGATTTGCCCCAGTAGAGATTACTCCAACTTCCTATGAAGCAGTTACAATTAACTGTTCAGGTTTTAGAGTAATTGGTAATGGTGGACATATTCTCCCTAAAGTTCCTAAGCTTCAAGACTTACTTAACCTAGAAACGGTTACACTTGCTCTTGTTGACAGACAAGACTCTGGTGGGAACCCAATTATGGTAGCTCAAAACTGCATTCCTGTTAACTACAGTACAGGAGCAAACGCTAAAGCTACTTCTAGGATTCAGGTAACTTACTTATCTACCCATATCTTTGATGAGGATGGAGAGCAAGACGAAGCTAACGTACCTAGTTTAGGGTAATAGATTTTTTAAATTAAGAGGTGCGCTGTGGATAATAACGTGATATACGACTTATTAAAAGAAGTTAGAGAAGAGTTAAGTGAGCAAAAAGAGCAACATGCAGAGCATGGTAAGTGCTTAGTTCAAATACAGTCTGACTTAAAATACCATATTAAGCGCACCGATATTTTAGAAGATCTACATAAAGATAATTTAACTCAAATTAAGCAAAACAAAGAAAGATTAGAAAGGCTAGAGGAGCCAGTAAGGGCAAAAAAATATCTTTTTAAAAGATGGCAATTTTGGCTTGGTATTGGCATTGGAGCAGCTACATTTGTAAGTAAAGTAATTGGTTTGTGGTAATAAAATACTATAAAAAATATGGATAAGGTTTTTATAGGGTAATTTTTTTTATTCTATTTTTTTTGGAGCCATAGGGTTGACTTCTTTTATAAAAAAAGTGGAGACATATACCTGCTGTTCCATTTACTAGCTATGGTCAGAATAACGGTGAATTAAAGGTAGATAGTGCTTTTCAGTTTAAAGTAGGACAACTTGTTGTCTTAAAGTCTAGTTAAATATAAATACCCGAACAGATATATCAGCATACTTAGTTGCTAAGGTTTATCTAAGGTAATTTTATGAGAGTTTTAAAATTAGTAAATGGTGTTATGAGAGGTGTGGAATCGGCTATATTTTATAGTGAAGAAATAACCTTAAACTCAGATCAGATTTCATCAGGTACAATCGTTTTAAATAAAACTCCAGACAATCCTAGTAATGTTAGATTAATTCCTAGACATGGGATTGAACAAGATTATGGAGATGATTTTATTGTTAATGGCAATGAATTGATATTTAAAGATCTTGGACTGGATGGATTTTTAGAAGAAAACGAGCTAGTATATATTTACTATACTGCATTTTAGCCAAAAATACGGAGGTTTTTATGGCAAGTCAAATTAAAACTAAATACATTGAAGACGGTGCAATAGACGGTCTTAAAATTTTACTTCAAACAGACCAGACGCTTAGGCGTTTGATGGAAGATGGCTCAACTCAAGATGTTATTGCATATTTAGAGGATTCAGTAACAGCATTACAAGGTGCTGGGGATGTCTTATTTGAAGACGATGCAACTGTTTATGCTGATGCTACAGCTCCAATTGAAGATCCAACTGGTAGAGATGGTTGGTATTATAAAAGTTCTGGATCAGATAAGGTAAACTGGTATTTTCACGATGGTCAAACCAATCCAGTAACTGTTGCCCAGTGGGAGACATTATACACTGTAGCGACTGTTGATAGTTCATCAAATGACACTTTTCATTTAGCTTACTACACTTTTCCTTTAGGTGATGGGCAAGATGCTGGTGCTTGGTATAGATCGAGAATTGTTTATGTCCCAAGTGGTGAGTTTGAAAGAGGTGTAAAGACTTTGTTCTACATGGGACAAGAACCTGATGCTTCTGTTTATCCAGATCTTCCAAGAGTACAGATGACAGTTTCTACTGTTGCTGGATCAAGTGTCGGATTAAACGAGGACACAGAAGTTATCATGACTTCTGTATTTGGAACAAATAGTGGTGCTTCGGCTGGGACAGTTGAGATACTTGTTAATAGACTTGGTTTCAATTCTTCTGTTTATAATAAAGAATACAGCCTAGAAATTAGAGGCGAGTTTACACTAGCTGGAATTAAGCAATCATTGCTTGAGGAAGCTATCGCAAGACAAAATGCAGATAGCACTCTTCAATCCAATATTGATTCTGAAGAGTCATCTCGTATAGCCGCAGATAGCACTCTTCAATCCAATATTGATGTAGAAAAAGGTCGCATTGATGCAATCTTAAGTGCTAGTCAAGCAGATAAGGATTCATTTGCTGAAATTGTGTCCTTAATCAACAGTGTAGATACTGAAAACGACCAAGCCTTTGCTGGATACGTTGCTTCCAATGATGCTGCCCTTGCTACTGAGGTTACTGACCGTACCAATGCTGATAGTGCTCTTCAAGCTCAAATTAATAATCTATCAGGTGAATTAGGTACTCCTGAGATTGAGAAGTTTACTCTTACAGCTCAAAACATAAGCGACCAATACGTTGATCTTGCCCAAGATGTTGACTCTTCTAAGTATAAGCGTATGCAAATATTCGTAGGAAGACTTGCTATGCACTTAGATGATGATTTCACTCTCTCTAGTGTTAGCAGTGTGACAAGAGTAACTTTTGCAGGTTCAATGGCAAATGGTGGTGCTGAGGCTTTAGCAGAAGGTGATGTTCTTTACATTCGCTATATTTACTAAGTAATTTGGAGGGCTCATTAGCCCTCCCCTCTCTCCGTGAATCAATGTTAAATGTTTCCTCCCACTCGGACTCTAACTCTTGTTGAATCTGTAAATAATACTCGTAAACCTTGCTCATTAGTACCACTCCTTTCCTCTTAAATCCTTAACTTCTCTAAGTTCAAACTTCATACTGTTGTGAACAGTAACTTCCTCAATCGCTTGATTTGCGTGTTCCTCACTAAAGATAGTAGCATGAATGAGATTGGTAGTAAAGCATCCTTTTGCCCAATCTACAGGCTTCATGCGATTCATCTCTGGTGTTTTACCATATAATCTATACCATTTCTTCATTACCTTAAAAACCCTGCAGATAATGTTATTTTTTTACCTGCAATGTGCCCAGCATTCATTGCCGATCCATCTAGCCTATTAATTCTAGGGGCAGATCTTCTAGAAAGTCTTGGAAAAAGCTCGTTCATTTTATCTGTAGCCTTAGGGTCTTCAACCAAAATCATATCAAATTTTTGTTCAGCCTCTTGTCTTTGTTGGTCCATTTTTTCACAAAAACCGTTATACAGACCTAAAACAAATGATTGCTTGGAACCTCTTGTTGCATCTGTTTCCTGCTTATATTCCTTCCAAAACCTATCAAAAGTAACTTTTAGAAAATTAACTGTATGAATGGCTGTTTGTACGTTTGTTTTTTCTCCGATATAATTAAAAAACTTACCTTCTCTTCTAGAAGACTTTACTATTTTTACAAAAAAGTATTTTTCAACTATAGAGTTGATATATTTCATAGAAGGGTGCTCTCTTTTAAAAGTTTCAGAAAGCTCATTAATGTATTCAGAGTCGTGTTGTTTTACAGACCTCATGTCTATATTATGCTTTAGCATAAGCTCTTGAGCTTTTTCCATTGCACTTTCGGCTTCGTTTTTATTTGAAGAACCTGAAAGTGCTAGAAGTTTTTGTATTTTTTCAATAATTTTGTTGTCCATGTTTGATCCTTAGCTTTGTTTCTATAACCAATATACAGTATATCTAAAAGTTCGTCAAGCTTTTAATCGTTTTTTAATATTGTTTCTTCATTTTTTTAAATTAAATTAGACGGGTCTCCAAAATGCTCTCTTAAAATATTTTTTATTTCTAAAAAAACAATCTACCCTTGCTTTGTAATATTCGTCATTCACAAAGTCCTAAAACTTTAGCAAAATACTCATTAGCGATTTCATTAAAGTATGTTTCAAACTCAACTATATCACCTTCTATTAACATTTCAGGTATTGTTTGACCATTAATAAAACGCCTAGATTCTATTGTAGTATCTTTGTAAGAGATAATTAAAATATCTCCCCCAAAAGCACTTTCTTCAATCTTTAATACTTTACCAAACATTACGCCTCCTGCTCAATTAAACCGTCAATAACAGTACCTAGCATATCAAAGTGAATACCTTGAACTTGTTTCTTAACATTCATCTTACCCTTACGAACACTACCAATTGATACAGTATACTCATCCATAGGATTGAGGGTAATAAATACATGACCTTTGTGAAGCATTCCACGAACGTAGAATAATAGACCACCGTAGTATTCTTCACCAATCCCTTGGATTTGGTTCTGACCTACAGCTTGGAACTTAGAAGCTCCCCATGACCACAATACGTTGGTCGGAGTTAAAGCTCTAAGTTGTGTATTGATTGTTTGTGCAATTTGTAATGTGTTCATAAATCCTCCTATAGATACATACTACAGGAGGATTTATTATATTGCAAGTATTATTTTATTTAATTTGCCCAGCAGCCCAAACACTTAGAATTGTTAGACCAATGCCACCGCCAAACCATACCCATTTTTCGTATTTTCGGACTTTTGCGTGTCTTTGTAGGATCTTATACTGGTTGTTAGCCTCACCACGCCAGAGATCTCTTTCTCTGTTTGAGAAGTCAATAGCTAAGTCCTTGAGTTTAATGGACTCATTGAGCTTCTTAACCTGCTCTTTGCGATCCTCTTCATCCTTAATAAGCTTACCCACCATCTTGTGGCAGTCATAGGAATAGGCTACAAAGTTATCCTTTCTAACTACATCAGTCTTGATATTACAGTCTGCTAAGACCTGATTCGGATTTAGCAAAAGTACCATCATACTTATGCATAAGATCAAATGCTTCATAATCTTCTAACTCCTGTTCTTTTAACTCCTTCTCTTTATACCATTCTTCTTGTTCATGCCTTGTTTCCCAATCTTGTAGTTCAAGATAGTATTGTTCAATTTCATAATCTTTATATAAATAATTCATTCACACCTCCTTCCATATTTTACCAGTTTTTATATTAGATATTAAAGTCTGATCAACTCCAAAATTGTTAGCTATTTCCGTATTAGACCTGCCTTCTTTTAACAATTTCTTGATTAACTTAACATCTTCAACTTTTAATTTTATAGTTTTTCTATCGTTCATCCAAGCGTGTCTTTGGTTTTCCGTATTAGAAACCCACTCTAGGTTACAAACTTCATTATCCTTTTTATGACAGTTCTTGTGATTTACTTGAGGTAGATTATTTGGGTTATCTATAAAAGCCAAAGCTACGGCTCTATGTACTTTAATAGCTTTAGAAGTGCCGTTTTGCCTTAAGCTTGCGCATAAATACCCATCCTTATCTGTGTAAGGGCTAATAAGTTTGCCCTCTGGGTATCTTTTAAAACTTTTAATTTGACCAAAAGTATTAACCTTGTAACCAGAAAAATTTGGTATATCTCTCCAATCATTTTCTTTTTGCTTTGTCTTGGCTATCCAAGACTCTATTGTAGATATAGATACTGGTGCAAACTTATTTGAATCAACCCCTACATCATATTGTCTACCAAGCTCTCTTCTGCTTTTTCCACTATTTGGAGAGTGAATATGACCTGAAAGGTGGAACTGTCCCTTATTCTCCATAGTAAATGGTTTACGTCTTGGGTTGGTTTCACCATGCCAATTCTCATGGTCATGTTTGCTATTCTTACCCATACCTTGTGTATTCTCTCTATACAATCCAAGCAGTGGACAATGTGACATTGTTACATACTCATTGGCTATTTTAAGCATACAATTGTATAACACAACATCAAACCCTGAGTTATACATAGTATTTGCGTTCTTATCATGATTACCAAGTATAAGTATCTTAGTTCCTACAAGTCTGTTAATTACTTTACGCATTTGCTCAGACCCACCCATACCCATATCGCCAAGAAAATAGCATATACTATTCTCTGTCATGACTGTGTTGTATTGTTTTATCAAATATTCGTGCATATGATCACAGTCTTTAAATGGACGGTTAGAATATTTGATAACATTGGCGTGACCGATGTGCCTTCACCAGTCAGATGTGAAAAATATACGTTTTCTATTTGACATCTGACTTACCTCCTTCCACGGAATTTAATTTGGCAAACTCACCGTGATATTTTAGAGCTGCCTTGTTATAAGCTAGTGCCACTATTTCTCCAAATAGCGTTATTATATTTTTAAAAATAGTATCTCCCTTACTCCTGTATTTACATACGTTTATTTCCATCAATCCTTCAAATGCCAATCAATGTCAATATCTTCTTCTTTTCTATTCTCAATACGCTCTTCAATCTTCTCAGCTTCAGCCTTAACCTCTTCAGCCTTTTTATTAGCCATCTCTTGCTGAGCCTGTAACCTACCAGACTCCTCAATAGTTTCTTTCATATCACGCTCAGACTTCATTTCAAGATAGTCTAAGTAATACTTAATAATAACTGCTCCAAGTGTCAGTGGTAATAGTAACCAAAAAAGCCAACGCTTTGTTTCCCATAGTCCTGCTAGTTTTTCAACCATCCTTTTTCTCCTGTATCTCCTTGATCCTTTCTTC